TACCTTTTTACTCTTTTACCCTTTTATTCTTTTACCTTTTTACCTTTTTTCTGCTTGATTAAGGTCAAGACGTTTTGTTATAAAGTGTTTAAAAAATTCAAAAAAGCGCTGATAATCAATAGATTACTTGCGTATTTCGATTTTTTTTTGTACCTTTGCAAACGATAAGAATAAGGATAGCATGTTTATGTGTTTTCGCATAGATTGATATCCGTTAAGGTATCTAACGGAACTGAGGTGAGCAGCCTTTCTTTTTCTCACAAGTTGCCACCGCGAAATCACTGATGTTGTATTTCAGCTTTTCAGGTTCCATAAAACAAAAAATATGAAGAGAATAACAATGGTATTGATCAGCATCTTGGTGCTGGTTATGAAAGTATGTACAGCGTCGGCTGCTACAAATGGAAATGTATCCTCTACTGATGATTTCGATTGGACTCCAGTGATGGAAGCGATTATCCAGGTAGAGAGTGAGGGTAACCCCAAAGCAAAGAGTGGTAATTCTGTTGGTGTTATGCAGATTACCCCAATCTTAGTGGCAGAGTGTAATGACATCTTGAAGAAAAGGAAGAGTAAGAAGCGTTACACATTAGCAGATAGATATAGTATTTCTAAATCTAAGGAGATGTTTCTTCTGATGCAGTCTGTCCACAATCCTCTTAATAGCATTGAGAAGGCGATTCGTGCCTGGAATGGTGGAAATCACTACAGTGTGAAGAGAACCCAGCGCTATTTTGAGAAGGTCATGAAGCTTTTGAAAAAGTAATTGATTTTTGATATGTCCGATCTGTCCCGCTGGGATAGGTCGGATTTTGTTTTCTGTCTCTTTCTGTTTTTTAGATAGACAACCTTTTATTAGCTATTTGTGGTGATATTTATCATTTATCACTACATTTTTCTTGTTAAGTGTTAAAACATTGTTAATTAGATAACTTTTTGCTAGAAATATTTGGCGGTTATCGAAAAAAGTTGTACCTTTGCACTCGCAATTCAGAAATGAGTTGATTATATCGCGGCGTGGAGCAGTTGGTAGCTCGCCAGGCTCATAACCTGGAGGTCGCATGTTCGAGTCTTGCCGCCGCAACCAATATCGGGTAAGAAGTTGGAAACAATATTCTTATCCGATTTTCCGTTTTGGGGAGGGACGGAAACAAAATACTTTATTGTTGAATATCATTGGCTGGCAACGGACAATGAAAAAAAATGACTGCAAGAGAAATTGATTTTTTGAGCTCGCGTGAAATAGTAGGTTTCACGCTGCCTGTGTTGCATACCAAGGGCGGTTACTGGTATGTTGACTTTACTGCCTTTGACCCTGTCTCGGGTCGGATGAAGCGCAAGAAGTACATGCTTAATAGGTACAAGACAGACCACAAGAAGCGTATGATGGGTACCTTGCTTATCCACAATATCACGGCAAAATTGACCGCTGGCTGGAATCCTTGGGTGAATGCCGACAAGTCGAGACAATTCACTGAAATACCAATTATCTTTAGTCGTTATCGTGATTATATTAAGTCGATGACCGACAAAAAGTCGATGAAGGAAAAGACCTCTATCGACTACCTCAGCCGCCTCAAGACTCTGGAGTCTTTTATCTCTGAGTGCAAGAGTGTCAAATATGCCTATCAGATTGACCGTGCCTTTGCCATCGACTTCTTAGACCACCTGATGTATGACCGTGATGTGAGTGCTACCACAAGAAACAACTATCGCTCTTGGCTTGTGTCCTTCGGCACTTGGCTTATGGATAGAAAATATATCAGCGAGAACCCTGCCATCGACATCAGAAACATCGCTCAGAAGGAGAAGTTCAGAGACCCTTTGACCGAGGGCGCACTTAAGAAGCTGAAGACTTATCTCTATGATAACAACAGACATTTTCTCTTGGCTTGCCTCTTTGAATATTATACCTTTATCCGACCGAATGAGTTGACGCAGATAAGAATCAAAGATGTGTCGATTGCTGACCAGACGGTCTTTATCAGTTCTGCCATCAGCAAGAACCGTAAGGACGGACTTGTGGCATTGAACGATGAAATCTTGAAGCTCATGATAGAGCTGAAGATATTTGAGCATCCGGGACATTGTTTTATCTTTGGCAAGGGTTTGAAGCCCGGAGAGGAAAGAGCACCTTATAATCAGCTGAGAGTGGAGTGGGGTAAGATGAGAGATGCGATTGGGTTTCCGAAGGAGTATCAGTTTTATAGCCTGAAGGACACTGGCATCAGGGATTTGGCGAACGCACAGGGTATCGTGGTCGCCAAGGATCAGGCACGCCACTCTGATATATCTGTGACGAATCGATATATCAAGAACCAGATGAAAGTGAACGAGGAGACCAAGCACTTCAAAGGTGGGCTTTAGTCTCCTCGATGAGGTGGTGTCGTGGCTTGTGTTTGATGAGTAGCGAAGTTACGACATCATATAAAAATATCCTGTATAGATAGGCTCAATCTGGTCATCCTTGACCTCCATCTCTATTTTTTCGCATACGAATTTTTTGTTGTGTATGATGTATGTGTGAGATGGGTCAGGGATGGTATCAGATTGAAATTTTACCTGAAGGCAGTTTTTGTTGTCTATCTTGAGACCGCTGTCGTGGAGCTCACCCAAACAGGTTCCTGCTTGCCAAGCCTTGTTTAGGGATAGGGAAGCCATCAGAACGGTTGGAAACGTGCCAATATTGCCAGGATCGAGCAACTCCATCCTATACATGGAATTGATGCGGCTGTCAGTCATGAACTGCGGCCATCTGGACTTCTCCCCTACCCATGAGACGTTGCCATTGAGTGGGTGTTCGTATTTTTGAACTTTGCCAGGCACTATGAAAAACACATTCATGCACTCCTGGTCATCCTCGGAATCATCCAAGGTGGACTCATCATCGATGGCATCCTGTATGGAGACGTAGTTGTAGCCATCCTCGTCTGTGTCGCTCTCTTTGGCTTCGGCTTCTTTGTCGTTTGGCATAGACAGGAGGCAGCGCCATTCGCTGTGTTTACCCTCAAAAAGAAAAGACCTAAAGCTAACATTTTCCACGACCTGTGCTGCTGGGGATATGTTGAGGTCTGTGTAATCATCGGAGGAGTTATCCCTTATCAGTGGCGACCAGACACCAGCCAACTGCCAGCTCTTGTTGCCGTCGGTATCCTCGACATATATATAATAATCGCTGCCCAGATGACGGATGATGGTGGTGCGCTTCTTCTTCTCGGACCATCCACTGGTAGTGGCAGGAAACTGAAAGTTGGTACCAACGGCTGTCTCTAACGAATCGACTATATCGAAATTATCAAAAACTTTTTTGGGAATGACTTCGTAATCACCTCTGTTGGCTGAGTCGCCTAAGTTGTACTGCAGGTTGGCTGTCGATGAGGTTGAGAACGAACCATCGGCATCGTAGTCGGTGGTGTACTCGTCGAGTGTCTCTATCTCTACGTAGTCGGCGGATGATAGCTCTGAGGACTTGATGACCTGACAAGTCTTTTTGATGTCGTCGAAGTATATGGTGGCGTTGAAGAGCTTGCGGAACTCCTCGATGAAGGTGTAGCTAGTCCAATGAGGAAGGGCACGGCGAAGCTCTAGGGTCTTGAAGGCGGAGGCGATGTAGAGCAAGTTCCATGGAGAAACATCGAGGTCGTTGCGTGTGAGGGTGTAGCCCTCGTAGGCGATGACTCGCTTGAAGATGTACATCAGGTTGGGCTGCACGGCGACGTTGCTGATGTATGGATCTTTGCTGCCTATGAAATTGCCCGTGCGGTCAACGCCCACGAAATTGGCTATCATGTCGTTGGTCTCGTCTCTGACTGGCATGAAGCACCACTTGCCCTGCTCGCCCAGAAACTTGCTCTGGTCGGCGACGAGCCTATAGACGGATTGAACCTTGGGGATGTTTTTCCAGCCCTGTGAAAAACCTTTATCTACCGTATAGCCTGGTGCGGATGCCTTGCCGAAGTCTATCTCGTCGATGTAGTGCTTGGTCATCTTGTCGTTGAACTTGATGCGAGACTTGCCGCCCACTATCTGAAGCTTTATCTCAGAGTCGGTGACGCTGATGATGGTACCCACGCCAGAGAGTACCAGGCGACCGCTCACGTAAAGCTTGCAATCGTTGTAGGTCTGGGTGGATTTGGAGACATCGAAGCGGCTCACGTTGTGGAAAACTCGGCGGTTGGGCATTATTGCCATGGGGAAATTGATGTCGTAGGAGTATTCGCCATCGTCGGTGACGTATTGGTTGGCGTATGTGAGCTTGATGGATTGGCTGGCAGCCGGATAGGCTGCCATGCCATTGATGATGCATGTTATCATAAACTTATCATAAATGAGGTTTGATGAAAACCGTTATTTGTTTGACTTCATTTTTTGATATTGGCTCCATTGGCGGTCGAAGCCATCGGGGCCGGTGATGACCACGTATGACTTGATGCCAGCGTTGAGCTGCTCGTTGAGTCTGTCGATGGTGGTATGCACGCTATCGAGGGATGCGCCCATCTGCTCGGTGTCGCCACCTGATACGTTGACCACTGGGGCGACCACGGCTGCGCTGCCTGTGCCCATGGCACGGCTCACGTCTTGGGCGGTGAGCGAGGCGACCGTGTTGTTGCGCTGCGCCATATCGATGAGCTGCAGGGCAGGGAGGAGCTGAGGATTGTTGACGGCGTTGTGGTTGGCGACGAACTCGCCAGCGTGAACCACGCCAGCCTCTTTCTTGTAATTGCCAGGACCAGTGAAACCACCCTCGTAATAGCCAGCCGCCTCTGCCTGGTGCTGCTTTTTGATTGTTGCTATCTGGAGCATGCCCGCTGCGGTGGCGAGACCTGCGGCGATAGGACCAAGGATGTGACCCACCACTGGGATGGCTGCGGCTGATGAGTAGGCGTTGATGGCAGCCATGGCGGTTGAAGCTATGGCTTGTGCGATCTCTATCTTCATCGCCTTTTTGTTGGCCTTGCTCTTGGCTGCAGCCACCTCTTTGTCTCGCTTCGCCTCGAGACGCTTTTTCTTGGCTGAGTTGTTGCCAGCGGCAGAAATCTGCTTATCGTAGTTTTTCTCGATCTTGGCGACCTCTAGGTCTGAGCATGCCTGGGAGTAGGCGGAGGCAGCGCCCATCATCGTGTTGATGCTGCTGAAGGCAGCGCCAGCGATGGAGGCTATCTCTTGATAGGTCTCTTTGTTCATCTGCTTTTTGGCATCCTGGTATTGCTGCTCGCTGATTTTATCCTCGTCTCGAAGCTTCTGAAGGTTTTGGTTGACCATCTTTTGCTGTTGGATGGCTGCGATGGCACCACCTGCGATTGTGGCGAGGTTGTCGCTGCCCATGGCATTACTGTTGTCGCCATTGCCCTTGGTCATCTTTTTGGCGGTGTCGAGGGCGGTGTTGGCATCCTCTTTGCGCTGCTCATCGGCGGTAGGCTTGTATGAGGCGTATTTGTTGGCGATGCCCATCTTTGTGCGCTGGTATTCCTCCTCTCTGATGAGACCTGCCTTGTAGATGGCTTCGAGCCCCTGCAGCTCTAGTTGCATCTGCTCTTCGTTGCCGAGCTTGCCGTATTCTTGGCGCAGCTGAAGGAGTTGTTCGTCGTGTTGCTTCTGAAGGTCGTATTTGCGTTGCTGTTGGGTCAGCTCTCGCTCTTTCTCGATCTGGGCGTACTCGTCAGATGAGGAGAGGTAGAGGGCTTGCTTTTTGTTGAGATAGTCCTGGTATGAGAGAAAGAGAGCCTCGTTGACGGCATCCTCATTGTGATAGAGGTTGGAGTCTTTGTTGTAGTAATCGGCATTGAGCTTCATTTCTTTTTTCTGTCGCTCGGTCTCCAGGGCTTCGAGGTCGGCGGTCTGCTTTTTCTCGTAGTCGGCAGCGATGTTTTCTTTCTCTGCATTGAGTCGCTTGTACTCTTCGCTCTCAGCCTCGCCATACTTTTTGAGAATGTCGAGGCGATCCTGAAGCCCCTGCTCTTTGATATTCTTCATCTTCTCGTTGTATTCGGCGAGTCGAATCTGACCTGTAGCGTAGAGGGTCTTGGCATCGAGCTCTTCGGCTTGGTTGGCTTTCTTAGCATCGTCTAGCTCTTTTTTCATGTCGGCCTTGCGCTTTGCCTCTGCCTTGCGAGCGGCAGCCTCACGTTTCTTTTTCTCCTTTTCGGCAGCTTTGCGCTCTTTCTCGGTCATGGTATGGCCAGAGGAAGGGGTGGTGTGTGTCTCTGTAGTTGCGCTATTGTTTAGTAAATTCTTCTTTACAGTCTTGTTGTACTGTTTCTGCAAATTTACGTTTTTCTCTAATTGCTGATTATAGAAATTCTCTTCAGCATTGACTTGCTTTTGCAGGCTTAGGTTTGCCTGTAGTCTTTGCGTATGAACTTGCTTTTGCTTCTCGTTACTCTTCAGTGCCTCGTTTTGTTCGATGAGCTGACCTGTCCATCCATCAGCCACGGCATTGCTCTCATATTGCTTAGGATGAGCCTTGCGCTCAGCATCGACAGCCTTCAGCGAATATCGTATGCGGCTTTCTTTTTGTTTGAGTTCCAGTTTCTTTTTATTGATTTCCACCTTGCGCTCATAGATGGCTTCTGCCATGGCAGCATTTTCTAGCTCCTTGATGTAGTTTTGGATGGCAATCTGGTTGTCGTTATACAACTTGCCCTCTTTGGAGATAGAGGCGTGATATTCTGGGACGAGCTTTATCATATTTGCGATAGCTTGCTTTCGCTCGTCAACGGTATAGGCATTGGAGTGGATAACCTTGTTGAGCATATCGACCTTGTTGCGCTCATCGAGGGTAGCATCAGACACCTTTTTGGCGAGGCTGGCTTGAGCCTCTGCCACTGCTCTGTTGTTTTTAGCCTCTTGCGTGTTGTTGCGCATCGCCTCGTTGTAAGATGTTATGGCTTTGTATGCCCCATAGGCAGCCACGCCCACCACGGTGATGACTGTGGCGAGGGCAGCCCATGGATTGGTGAGACTTGCTAGGCGTGCTGCCCTCATCACCACGATGTAGCCCTGTATGCCTTTTGTGAGATAAGCCCATGTGGCTTGCAGTGCCACTAAGGCAGCACGCAAGAGTGTAGATGTAGCGGTATAAGCTTTATCGACAGCTGAAGCGTATTGTACGGCGGCTGTTTTAATCTTAATGGCGATGGTCTCCTTGTACCAGAGAGCAGTACAAACAGCGATGGCTGTTGACAGCACGGCTATTTGTTTTGCATAGGTGACGGTGAAGGTGATGAGCGTGGACATGACCTTTATGGTCAGACTGAATGATGTGATGCCATATTTCATGGCAGGGATGAGTTTTTCTCCGAGTTCGATGGTGAGGTCTTGGAATCGCTTCTTGGCTTTGTCTAGTTCTGCCTGTACCGTTGTATTCTGGGTATTGAACTCATTGATGACACTGGTACCGTCGGCATACGACTTGGTGGCGATGTCTTGCGCCTCTTTCACTTGGTCGAGGTGTGTAGCCACGGCGGAGAGAACGCCCACGGCACGGGTGCCGTTAAGCTGCATCTCCTCAAACATCGGTGCCATCTCGGCGAAACCACCCTTTGACTTCATGGCTTGCATGAACTTCATCAAGCCCTCGTTGGCGTTGGTCTTCATCAGGTTGGAGAACTCCTTGACCTGCATGCCCGCTATCTTGGCGAACTTGGCTGGCTCTTGGTACATCTTGGTGATGAGCTGTGAGAAGACGGTGGCGGAAGTCGCCTCCTCTTGCATATTTTGGTCGAGGGCAGAGGCGAGACCCATGAGCTGTGCCTGGGTCATGCCGGCCTGGATGCCGACACCTGAGAGGTCGGCAGTGAAATCGACGATGTAGCCAGCGTTGGCTGATGAGCTTTGTGCCAGCTCATTGACGGCGGAACCTGTGGCGAGCATCGCACCACGAAGGCCTTTGGTCTTATCCTCACCAAACATCTGGGCGAGCTTGCCGATTTTATCGACCGCCCCCTTGCCGAGGTCATCGCCGAGGGCGACATTGATTTTGTCGGCACCATCAACGAACTCCTCGATCATCTCTTTGCTGGTGATGCCGAGGCGACCGGCAGAGCCAGCCAGCTCGTTGAGCTGCTCACGAGCCGTGCGGGTATCCATGCGCTTGAAGTCCTCGTTCATCTGATGAACTTGCTCATCGGTCTGACCTGTATATTTGCGCACGTCAGCCATCGACTCCTCCATGTCGGCGTAGGCTTGAGCTGCAGCTCTCAAAGTAAGAGTGAGTGTGGTGAGACTGCCCAGTATCTGGGTGAAGGCACCCCAGTTTTTGTTAAGACCATCCCACATTCTAGAGAACAAACTTCTGGAAGCTTTACCTTCCTCGTTGATGTGCTGCATCTCTGCTCGCACTTGCTTTAATTGCTTTTGCAGTTTTTTCCATTCGTCTGAGTTGCGCTTGATGGCACCGCTTTTCAACTCTCTGTTGAGAGCCTTGGCGACTAGTTGCAGCTCCTTGTATGATGCAGAAGAAAGATTGTTGAGAACTTGGTTAACCTTCTCTTGGCTAGTCATGTATGCTTTTGTCTCAGCCTTTAATCTCTTTATCTGTCGTTCGAGGGCTGTTGTTGACTCGCCCTTAGCATAAGCCTCGTCTCTGGCTTTTTGCACTTCTTTCAGCTTGTTTTGCAATTCGTTGAGTTTATCCTTAGCCTCTTTGGTGTCAAGAATAACTCTGCTAACATGGGTATCTGTATTTGTTGCCATAATTGAATATTTTATTTTATGGCAAAGGTAATAAGGAGGAAAATATAATAAAAATACGAGACCGTATGTATTGCGGTCTCGTATTTACTTGGTTATCTCTTGCTCTTTTTTAAAGAACTCGTATGCAAGATTGTTTGCATCCCAAACAAGATATTTCTTGTTGGTGTTTCTGAGTGTCTGTTTATCACCTGTTATGGAGTTTGCTATCGTGACGCAGAAGAATCTGCCTCGCTTTACGATTTCGGTTGCCGTATTGTTTGGCGATGCCAGTCTTATAGGCTCGTCAAAATTCTCATCAAAAGTATCAAACAATGGTTCGGAAGCCACTGTGGCTGGGCAAGAACTATTGCCAAGCTTGTCGAGACCTTTGAGGAGTGCAACTGTTATAATCGCTAGTATCCAGCATCCAAATATAGTCGTAATCATAATTTGCAAGTTTATTATTATCTTTGTTGCAAATTTAATAATAATATTTGGAATATGCAAGTATTTTGTGTTAAATCTTTGATTTGTTTTGCGGTATGGTGGAAAAATATTATATTTGCAGTGGCAATTTAATTTTAGAAAGTATGAATAAAGATTTTGCTTTAATATTGGTAAACATAATATGCGCCTTAACGGCATTTGTTTGTATGATAATCACTATTGTTATTTCATTAGTGAGATTATAATAGTAATACACATAGATGCGATTGTAATAATCGTGCAAATGATATTGATATATTCTTTGTATTCTTTCAGAAGTGTCAGTCTCTCCTGTCTTCTCTTCTGTTTGTTATAGCCTTTCTTGGCAGCATTCTCCCCTTGTGGTGTCAGCTTATAATAAGCTTCTCCCCACTCATAAACAAGTCCCTCGTCTTGAAGTGATTGTAGAACATCGTATGGCTCAATGTCATATCCATACGTATCATTTATAGCACTGTGTACATCGTCTTTGTTAGGACTACCTTCTAAGAACTGGCTTAAAATGAAATCTGCGATTTCTATTTGCTTTTTAGTCATCATAATCAAATAAAAACGGCTCGTGCATCGGGAGGGCAGTCCTTCAGCACGAGCCATTAACAGCTGTATATCTTTATGTCTTGCCACTCATGAGACCTGCCCGAATCATGTTTGACATCATTGTCTTTAAATATGGTGCAAAGATAACGCTTTTATCTGAAAGCACCAAATGATTTTACGAAAACTTTATTTCACCACCTCTATGTATCTCGAGTAATCAATCTTGGAGTGGGGATTGTGGCTGACTATCTGCACCTGATAGCCCTTGGTGCCCCATCGCCACCAGAGGAACTTGTGGCGGTAGGTGCGGCTCACGATGGTCGTCAGGCTGTCTCGAGACGAGTACTGGCACTCTCGCTTGGGGATGTCGATATGGAGGGAGAGCCATTGGTCTCGGTAGGTGTAGATGGAATCGGGGATGCCGGAACCAGCCACGGCGGCGGTCGGTTCGGGCGTGAGATAGACCGTATCGGCGGTGGTTGACGAAGCTGTGTGGATAGACTGCACATCTTTGAGCCGCACTTTGAGGTCTTTGATGAGCTTGGTATCGGCGAGGTGGAGCTTTTGCAGCTCGTCGTATTTCGCCTGAAGGGCGTTGAATATGGCGACATTGAGAGTGTCTCTCACGTTGGCATATTCAATGTCGTAGTTGAGGTTGGCTACGTTGTAGCTCTGTCGGTCGAGGTCAGCCTGAAGCTGCTCGCACTTGTTGGCGGAGTGGATGAATGCGACGGCGGTCACGATGAGCAGGGCTGCCAGGAGCTGGATGATAATCTTGGGTGTGATTTTTTTTATCATTGTCTTTTTATGGAATATTTGGTGAGTGAGTTATGCGATGTCTTTGTATTCGTCGATGGCATTGAAGCAAGGACACATCTTCTTCCATTTGGACTTGTCCTTGCCCCAGATGTCACGATGGCCCATTATCTGGGCATCAGGGAACTGAGCCTTCAGTTTGTGGAGAAGCAAAACGAGGGCGTCTTTTTGCTCTGGTGTGCGGTTGTCGATAGCCTTGCCCTTAGCATCGATGCCACCGATATAGGCGACGTTGATGGCTGTGGAGTTGTAGCCCTGCACGCCGTTGCTCACCTTTTCGATGGCTAGGAGTTGGTGGATGCCGCCGTTTGGGGCGATGACGTAGTGATAACCTGGATTGGTCCAGCCCTTGCGGCGGAACTCTGCCTTGAGGTCGTCGATGGACTGACTTTGTGAACCTGCGGTGCAGTGGACGAAAATGCGTTTAATTTGTCTCATTATTTTGCTTGTTATGATTGAACAATTTGTTTTTGATGTTGTCGAACTTGGCATCGATGGCGATGGCGACACCGAAGATGGATCCGGCATACATGAGCGACTGGGCGAAGTACCAGAGCACATTGTCGGTGACATCACGTGCCTGGGACGTGAAGTAACTGATGTAAACCAGTATGATGGCGAGGAGGAGCACGGCGATGGCTGAGCCGTATTGTATCCATTCTTTAGTATTTCTCTGCATGGTGAATCTTGTTTTTGTTTTACAGTGCAAAGATAAGAAGGGTAGGGTGATAATAAAAATACGAGACCGCCCTAACGATCTCGTATTATATGTTTAACTGTTAGACCTCTCTTGCGAGAATCTCCTTGGCTATCTCCTTGGCCTCTTTGCGCCACGACTGATAAGCCTCGAACTCTGCCTCGTGAGTCTCGTCACCATCGCCACGGTTGGCAAGAATAGCCTCGACCTGATTTTGGCTGTATCGGGTGCGAACCAAACCTGCGGTGAAATCGTCGTAGGTGGCTGCGGTCGCCTGAATCTTGGTCGAGCCATCAGGCTCTGTGCCCTCATAGCTGTAAGCAGTGACACCCTCGGAGTTTTCATCTTCTGACTGCTCTGAGGTATCGGAAGAGCCTGTAGCGGCCTCTGGGTGATAGTTTTCAACTTTCTGCTCACCAGTGTAGAGCAGATAATGGTTATCGTCATACTTGACGAAGCTCTTGCGAGCGAGATAATACTTCTTGTTCATAATTGATCACGTGAATTTATAGAACTTCTTTTTGAACTTATTGTGAAGCTCTGCGACCACGGTGGAGAAGGGTAGCTCGTCACGACAGAAGTCGTTGAGGGCTTGGTCTATCAAGATCTTGGAGCCTGTATAGAGGTAGTGCTCCTGAGGCTGCCATACCTCGGTGCCGTCTGGCTCCAGGTGGTCGATGATGCGATAGCGAAGGGAGAGGCGCTTCTTGGGTACCTCTTTGGTGACCATGTGGGTGGAGCCGTCCGGGGCGGTCTCCTCTTGCTGGATGGTCTCCTTCTCTATCACCGAGTCATCGACCTTGTAGTCTATCACTTGGACGAGGAACTTGTTCTCGTCCTGACCCTCACGGCAGATGATGTCCTCGATGGACTGCTGCTGTGATTTCTCCATACCGTCAAAAGGCACGCGCGCACGGCGAGCCTTGACGAGTTTACCGAATCTTTCCATACCGATTTTCTTATATAAGTGTTTTGAGTTTGCGTGGATGCCCAGTCCTAGGCGAGAGGCTGCCTTGATCTGTATCTGACGGTCTGTGAAGCCCGCCTTGCGTAAGTTGGCAATCTGTTTGCAGAGGTCGTGCTTGAACCGCTTGCGCAGCAGGGCGTGGTCAGCGTAGATGATCTGACCGCAGAAGTCGATGCCATCGCAGGTGCGGTGGATACCCCAAGACTTATTGATGGATAGGTGCCAGTCACGGGCGAGGTGCATCACGGCAAGCTCTGCCATCAGCCTGAGGAACACCTTATCCTCGTGGAGGATGTAGATGTTGTCCATGAAGCGGTAATAATGGCGAAGACCTTGGCGGCAGAAGCGCTCGAACCTATCGTTGAGCGACTTCACCCCCCCCACATAGCAGCTGAGCTTGCTGCTGAGTGCGACAGGTAACGAGCATGTCGCTCACGTAGCGAGCCTGCCAGTAACGGAACTTGTCGGTGTCTTGGAGAATGTCGAAGCATCGGAGTGCCAGGTAATCGAAGCGGGCGAGGAAGAGCTGACCCAAGAGTTGGGCGAGCTTGACGCCGAGCACGATGCCTGGATTGAAGCTATCGACCACCTCGTCGATGAAGGCGAGGAGCTTGCGGTCTTTGATCTTGCGGCGATATTCACTTTTGAGAAGAGCGTGGTCTATGCTCTGAAAATAATGGTGAATATCCATGGGCAAGCAGTAGAAGGTATCTTGCTGTGGCGAGTTGAAGATGTCTCGCTTGACAAGATTATAGAAATAATGGGTGCCCTTGCCCTTGGAACCAGCCGGACTGTGGCTGTAGAGTGTCTTGCGAAGGTTATCCTCTACAGGTTGCAGGGCAGCGTGCTGGATGACGTGGTCGATAACGGGCAGCTTGTTGACTTGGCGATGTTTTGGATAGTCGATATCTTTGGCGACATAGGCTGAGGTATGCCAAGTTTGTTGGGTGTAAGCATCGAGCATGCGTCCGATGTTATGGTCTAGGTTTGCCTCGAATTTTTGGACCGCACGGCGAGACATCTTTTGTCGGGCGTAGTCATAGAATGCCCGACGAAAGTTGTCTAGTGTCTCGACCTGTGGCGATATGTTGCCAAACCTTTTCATAAGCGGTGTAATGTCTGTGTTGAACGGTGTATAAACTGTGTATAGTCTGAATCGTCTGCTTTTGTACACTTGATAACCTTCGACCGGATGACCGTGTTGTCATCATCTACCAGCTGTCTTATTGATGTGTATGTATCGCCATGGGGCGAGGATTGACCCTGTAATCTCGAAGTGGGAGCAAACGACCCACGAAGAGATATGTCTGTAAGTTGAGGGCGGCGCCGTAGTTCACATTGGCATTCGAGACAGCATTGTTCACGTTGAGCGTCGAAAGACCGCATTGACCACCATTGTTAGCGTTAGCACCACGAAGGCAGACACGAAAACCGGCACCTAGGGTCACACCCTGATATCATAACCGCCGCAAAGGTAATAAAAATAATCGGTATGGAAGCATGTCAAAGAGCTTTTTTGATGTTTTTATTGATATTTTTTTTTGTCGCCGACCGCCACAGGCGGTAACTTAAGGCGAGCTACGCTCGCTGGGTGCTTCGGCTTCGCCGAGGGTGCTCAGGTCTCTTTTGCACACCCAGTAAACCGATGCACACCCAGCAAACTGATGTAGTCTTTTAGGCCGCCTCGTAATACACGGGTTCCACTGACCACTCGGATGCTGCTTCGCAGAGGGCGGCGCCGCAGTCCACATCGGCAGCCGAGACAGCATTGTACACGTAGAGCGTCGAAAGACCGCATCGACCACCAACGCTAGCGCTAGCACCACGAAGGCAGACACGAAAACCGGATGTAGCGCCGCTATTATTCCAGAAATAGCTAGTCCAATAGGTTGACTCGGATGCGCCCGTGGCGGTCGGGAAGTTCTCCAGATGCTCCATCGAGAGCGTCTTGATAAAGCCTTCGCCCTTGGTCGGCGAGGTGCTGTAAGCCACCATGCCATCGGCGGAACCTATCGTCCACGTGCCGTAGATGGACGGTGCCACGAGATGGGTCACGGAAGTGTCTTCGTTGCATCGCACCTGCTCGTCATCCATGTGTCGCCACAACGAGCCGAAGCCATTTTTGTAGCCGAAGAAGGATGGTATCTTGGCGGTATAGACCACGGTGCCATCGTCTTTTTTGACCTCGTAGCTTGCCTCGCCACAAGCGTCGCCCAGCTCGATGCCGGCAGACATCGGCACGACAGGGCGATAGCCGTTGTAACCACCCCAATCAGGCATCTGTGTCACGCCAGCTCCGAGACCACCCTGGTAGAGACCGTTGGCATCTTTTTGGCTGTTGACGGCATCCTGGTCGTAGTGGGTGCCGAAGATGACCCCGAAGAGCACGGCGATGGCAGAGGTGTGGCGCATGGTGGTGCAGAGCCAGCCTGTGCCGTTTTTGCGGGCAGCGGCACGCCAGTATTCGGTAGTCTGGTTGGTGGCAGCCTTGCCCAGCATGGTGCGGTTGGTGTTATCTAACGTTGAGTCGTTGTTGCCGCCTCGGTAGTCTGTGCCCTCGTTGATGTAACTCACCAGCTTGCCTGTGCTGCGCTCTAGCGTGGCGAAGCCAGCGGCGGAGATGCTGCCAACAGGTATCTTGTAGTTGTACTCGCCTGGTATCGGCGTAGGGCTGACCATCTCGTAATGGAGTCTGCCCACGGTCTTGATGACCATGTACCACTCCTTGCCCCAGCCCCACTGGTAGTGCCCCTCTGAGCCGTCGAGCTTGGCTGTCTCGCCGGTGGCATACTTGTAATGGTCTTTGGAGTCGAGCTTGCGACGGGAGTGGTCATTCTTGACTAGGTAGCAGCCCAGACCCAGCTCCGCTGGTAGGGTCTGCAGTAACTCCAGCGAGCCCACATAAGTGGCGGCCTTAGGGGTTGCATTGTCGAGGTTCCACACTCGACCACACCAAGGATGCTGTCCCATCTGGACGGCGCTTTTGAGCGACATCTGCTCAGACCTGCCAGACTTTTTGTCGAAGACCTCGACAATCTTGTCTGTGGCGCTCATGTCTGACTGTGGGAGGTCGTCAACCTGTTGACCTCCATCGAAAGCGGCTATGATAGCCTTGAGCTTACTCTCTTCTTCTGATGTTAATGCCATAATAAAAAATGTATTTAATCGATTAAACAATGCGTAATTTATCACCAACTTTTCTAAGCTTGCTCGATGCCGACAGGCGAAGGCGAGGCTGGCGTACGGTGATGCTGACCTCTTGCCAGAGCGGTGTGTTGGCGGTGGGGATGACCCAGAACTTGGTGATGCCCTCGCCCTTGATGGTGAGGTTGCCGCTTGGGTCTGCCACGAGCGAGTCACCCTCGGCTCGCCGGAAGAGCACGCTCTGTGGGAGGTAGCTCGGCAGGATCTGCACGGCGATGCGCTGAGCCACCTTGTTGCGCAGGCTTATCTCGGGGAGATAGGCCAGGTTCATGCGAGCTGGCGCGATGAAGCCTGTGGCTATCTGAGCGGCGAGACCATCCATCTGCGCTATCTTGGCATCGGCTCGCTTGGATGCCGCGTCTGCCTCTGCAGCCTTGGTCTCTGCCAAGGCTGCCTGTGATGCTGCCGCCTCGCCCTGCTCGCCAGCCGCCTTGGCTGCGCTCTGGGCGAGGTTAGCCGCCTTGTTGGCATCGTCGGCCGCACCCTGCGCTCTGACGGTCGGTGTCTTGTCGAGCCACAAGCGCCACTTGGCGTTGGTATCTGAAGGAGTCGTCGTGTTGCCATCCTCTAGGGAGGCGAAGACTCCTGACGATGTGTGAACTATGTCGCCCTCGTCGTAGCCCTTGACGGTCTGGCCATCCTCATCTTGATAGGAGTAGCCCGACTGCCAGGTGCCCTGGTCGGTGAAGGCGACATTGCCCACGACAATGATGTTTGTGTTATCTGCCATAATGATTTATACTTTAATGACTAACTTGTTTCTGCGCTTGACAACGTGCTCAGCGACATGACTGCCGTAGTCGATCATGAGGAGTTTGTTGCGCCGTTGACGGAACGCCGGATACATGGCACCGCCTCGGGCGATGACTCCTGTATCGACATAGGTGTGCTTGGAGAGATCCCACTGCCACCAGTTTCCGTTATCGCCCTGCTTCTGCGGATGGTCGTTGAGTTCCTTGGCGAGGTCGGTCTGTGCCTTGGATTTGCTGATGGCAGCTTTGGTATCCGTTTCTCGCTTTTTTTCTGCCGACACTCGACCGCTTTCTGCTGCCACCCTTCCGCTTTCAGCTGCGACTCTCTTTTTCTCGGCTTCCACACGGGCAGACTCCTGCGTCTGCCGTGTGGCTTCCTGCTTTTTACGGGTTTCCTCGTTTGATATTCGGGTTGTCTCGTTGGATTGCCGAGTGTTCTCCTGTGTCACTCTCGTAGCCTCTTGGCTCTTTCGAGTTGTCTCGTTGCTGTTGCGTGTTGCCTCTGCTGTCTGCCTTGCAGTCTCTTGCGATTGGCGAGTTTGTTCTGCTGTCTGCCGAGCGGTCTCGTTCTTCTCGATGGCGGTCTTGCTGGCCAGGGTGTCCTCGGTCGCTTTCTTCGCTGCTTCCGTTTGGGTCTTGCTTGCGTTGACCGCTTCCTCCACCTTCTTGCGCTTTGCCGTGAGGTCGGTTGTGGCTTTTGTGACGCTGGCTGCTGCATCGTTGGCTTTTCCTGCGGCTGCATTTGCTGCAGCCGTTGCCTTTTTCGATTCCTCGATTTCGATGTCCACGTCCTTCGTCAACAGGGAGAGTGGGGCGATGACCTGCTTCTGCACTCCGTCCAAGTCGTAAAGGGCTGGCATTGTCTTGATGCCGTCGAGCGATGTCGCCAACTCGCAAGAGAAGATGTTCTTGCTGTGGCGCATCAAGTACTCGTTGAACTTTGGCAGGAGGGCTGCGCATAAGGCTTCAAGCTCTTCGTTGGTGGTTGTCTTCTGTTCTAACATTTACATGCCTCCCTTGCTGGTGTTAAGTGTTCAGAATCTCATTTTTCCATTCCAAAATCTTTGAGAGGATGGCTTGTTGCTCTTCCTCTGTCAGAATCTGGTCTTTCAAGCTGCAGATGGTGTTGCCATCGCTGATGCTGATGTAGCCAGCGTTCTGCGATGAGGTCTTTTGGCTTTCTTCGGTAGCCTCTTCCGTCTTGCTTACCTGGCCTGTGATTTTCACGATGTCCCCGATGGTGGTTCTCGTAAATCTCACCGCTACGTTGCCTGTGGCTTTGACTTCCTCAAAGTTCACGGTGGTTGTCTGCTGTTCTGCTTTCATCTTGTTGCTCCTTGTAGGGTTAAACTTCTGTTTCCAAAACTTGGACTATCTGTCCGAATGCTCCAGCAACAAGGGCTTCGTTGGTCAGCTCCTTGATGAGGGTCATGTCCTCGGCTGTAAGCTCGACCTCCTCTGGATGCTCCTGCATCTGAAGGCTCAGCTTGTAGGCTCGCACCTTGTCTTCCTGGCTCATAGGCTTCTTGCTTCCAGCCGTGTAAAGATAGAGCCCGATGGTGTCGTTCATCATCTGGGTCTCGCCCTTCTCGTTCTTCAACTCCTTCTTGTCGTAGCCCATCATGGCTACCTTAAAATTTCTTTTCATTGTCTTGTCTCCTTTTTTTTACCACGTTCTTGGGTTCTTCCATTGTACCCAGCATCCTTTGTATGTGGTTGTTATGTTATTTTTTGTAACTCTTAATTGCAAATCCTTAAAATAGATAAACGTCATTGCGTCACCCTCGCTTTCAATTTTCAGTGGCTCGGAACTCGTTGCGTAGCTGTTGTTATCATAGAGAATGTAGGTGTTGCCTGTTTCTGTAGTGTAGTAGCCACCAAAGCCATTTGCGTATAATAAATTCTTTGACTTCCCTGGCACAATATAAACGTTGTTGCTGCTATTCGTTCCTCGCTTGATGTGAATGACGTGTCCATCGTCGTAGTGATTCATTTCTGGCAAATAAACATAAACATCTCGTGTCTTGGTTTGATAGTCGACTTCCTTTCCATTGCTATCTGTTGCCTTGGCTCGCCAATGGTATTGTGTCGAAATGAAGGCAGAGCCTATCGTTCTATCGAGATTCACGTTTAAGCGAGTTGGTGCGCTGGTTTGTGTGACGTAAGCAAATGCTGAAACTAATGTTTTTGTATTGAATCCAGCCACGTGTCCACCTCCTATTTCCAAGGCTGTGTTTTGTGTGGTTGACCCTCTAACTGAGATAAACGCTCCGTATCTCCCCATCAAGTCTTGAACCTCGTCTGTGATTCGCATCATAATTGGTGTTCCTAAAGCAGACCATTGTCCGAGGATGGCTTGCCTGTTCTTTCCATTGAAGATGATGCTGTCATTGTAAAGCGACATAAGTCCTTCCGTTCCGTAGCCGATGTCTGTTCCACCGCTTCCCGATGTGGTCTTCTTGGCTGTACCGATGTGGTTCGAGCCAATTTCAAATCCTCCGATGGTTCCTCCGCTGGCTTGCATGTATCCGTCTGTATCGATTTTGAAAGTTTCGTTTGCGGTTATTGCTCCTTCGAGGATGATTCGGTCAGCTTTGATTTTGGCGTTGGTGATGTAACCTCCGCTGTCTTTGGTCACATATAGGCTCATGTCTGCGCTGGTCATCACTCCGTTGACCTGCATGGCTTGCAAGAAGAGTCCTGCGTATGCGCTTGTCGTTACAAGTCCTGCTGTGTTCTTTATGCTGCCATCGTCGTTGAAGTAAGTACTCACCAATTCGTTTTTGTCGGCTGTGGTCATCAGATAACTTGTATCCTTCAACTTTCCATTCCCATCGAATCGTCCAGCAGCTTCCGTCCAGCTATCTGCTTTTTGGATTACCGTGGTGGTGGCGTTTTCCGTCTTGGTTACATCTTCCCAGGCGTATTTGCTGTTCACCGTGCTATCTTTGTAGCACTTGTATCGGTAGATGTGTCCTTTGATAAGCCAGCCATCGTCTTTGCCTGTGTACTTCCAAATCGCACCGTTATGCTTGTACTCGGTTCCGGCTGGTGTCCATTTTTGCCACGGGTTACTTTCCTGCTCGTAGTACTCACCTGTTCGCAGGTTGCTCATGGTGTCGTTCAGCGTGTTGACGTTTGCTTCCAGCTCATCCTTGGTTGCTGCCTTACCGACTGCGGTGTTGATGCCATCGACGGTTATTGTCAAGTTGGCCAGGGCAGCACTTGTGTCGTTTGCAGTGTTTTTGACTTCCGAAACCTCCAACTTTATATCGTCGATGCTTGTTTCAATGCTCGAAATCTTGCTTTCGGTGTCCGTCTGCCTGCTGTTGATCAGGTCGATGCGTCCTGCTTCTGTGTTGATTTTTGAACTTAATTCTTCATTTAGCGCATTGTTCTTCTCGGTAACTTCCAGCAGAATGTTCTTTTTGGTGATGGAAATCTGCGAGGTGTAGTCTGTCTTCAGTGCTTCGTCCTTCGTATCAACGTACAAGCGAATCGCTTCTTTCTCTGCGTCCAGCTCGATTCCGAGTTGTGTTGTCTTTCCATTGACCTTGTCGATGTTCTCACCCAGCAGCTTGATGTTGGTCGCTGTCTGTATGATTTGGGTGCTGACGGTCTTCTGCAGGTTGTCTATCGGTTTGTCTGTCACGGCAAGGAATGAAACCAACATGTCGCCTGTGTAGCGGAGAACAAAGTTCCCTTTGCCGTTCCACTTACCTTCAAGTTTTACGAATTGCCATTCTCCCGAATAGGCAATCTTTATGCTCTGTGCAGCCAACTCGTTCTTCTTTCCTCCGACTTCTGTTGCTGGTGAGAAGCCGATGGTCATCGTTCCTGCTGTCTTTGCATAAACCCTTGCGTTGATGTAGAGCGTGTCCTGCACCTCTGTGAACCCATCGCCTGTTGTCCCCATCTCATCCTCGTTCTTTGTCTCGGATGGCTTGGTGTATTCCTTATGTGTTCCTGGCTGTCGGATGAGGGCGTTGGCTTGCGTCAGTCCGCAGTTGATGATTCGCAGCATGTTCCTGCCTTCGGTTTCCTCGATGAGGATTCGTCTGTTGCCGCTGGTGGTTATTTGTCCGTTCACCATTACAGGTGCTCCATTCAAAATCCATATGGCGGTTTCATCGCTATCGTCAATACTCCATCCGTCAATCGTGAGGCTGTCTTCTGTTGCCCCTATCGCTGCGAGGAATGTTCCGTTATGGATGTAGTTGTCCTCGTTGGTCAGCTCGTAGGTTGTCTGTGCAAAGCGTGTGGCGAATTGGTTCTTGAGCATCTGGAACTTGGTATCGACGCTTTCTCCTGTCCTTCTCAGAATCATGTCGCCTGTTGCGTAGAGGTTCTGCAGGAACTCACCGAAGCCTGAGAGTGCACCGAAGAGTGGATGGGTGATGCCCCGTAAGTTGCCGAGGCGACCTTTGAGCGCATTGTCTGGGCCTGTCTTGAGACCATAGATGATGTCCATGTAGGGCGTATCGCTGCCCACGGTCATCATCTGTATGATGCCCTTGCGGTCGGGGTCGGTGAGGTTGTCGACCCTAACAAAAGTGTCTCGCTTGGTGATGAGCTGCTCTGCGGTGGCACCCTCCATCGATGAGGTGAAGTTCTTGAACTTAACCCATGCCAACATATCCTCGCCACTGCCCTCGCTGCCCACCTCTGTCACGATAAGCTCGTATCGCTTGGTGACATAGTGGTTGTTTTCGGTGGAGGGCATGCCATTGTACTGCTGTACCATGATGTAGTCATCCTTGCGGAAGGGGTTGTACATCCTGCCCTCGTGGGTGTCGAGATAGACCCTGCCTGTCTCTGGATTGTAGTGGTCAACCTCTAGCATCGCCGTGAAGATGCGGTTGTCATTCTCACCCAAGAGTTGAGAGACGATCATCTCGAAGATGCGCATGGTACCACGCACGATGAGATTATCCAGCTCTAGGTTGTATTTATTCTCCTGTACCCCGGCAGCGTTGGTCGTGGGGTTGTTGGCGAGTCGCCAGCCCTTGCCATCGAGGAAGCCCGAGACGAAGTCGGGAGAGCCTATGGTATCATCAAAACGAGCAGCGCCCTTGACGTGCAGCGCACTGACTGTCGCCAAGCCCCACGCCAGGATCTCTTCGATGCAAAGCTTGTAACCCCCATTCTCTTTTGTGGCGAGGCAGAAGCCTTTTTGACCAGCCTCGGAGTAGTCATCAGTGGCGATGGAGTGGGCGATGATGTCGCCCTCTTTGGAGAAAGAAAAGAGGTTGCCTATCTTGATGCCCTTGAGAAAGGTGATGAGCCCATGGGCTGTATCGTCGTTGATGGCGGAGAGTTTATCGTTGTCAGCAGAGGAAGCATAGTCGAGCAGGGACAGGAAGGCGTTGCCAATGCGGCTTGCCGTATTGGCGTGCTTGACTCTCTCGTCACGGATGCCCTCGAAAGCCTCTCTGATTTTGTTGATGTCTTTATTTTCTGCCATATTTTTTATTTTGATGCAAAGATAGGTATGATGAGAACTATATAAAAATACGCTAGATCGGTGTGCCGAACATCTGCTTGAAGATGTCGGCCATCAGTCCCTGGTATTCATCGCCATAGAAGTAGCCCTCCATGTCGTTGAGCTTCATGATGGAGGCGTAGTACTTGCGATTGAACCATGGACGGCGCTGTCGTGGCTCGCCCAAGTTATGCTTGGCACGGTACTCAGGGTCGAGAAACTCTAGGTCGCCGGGGTTGCCATGGTAATAACCATTGCCCGTGCCTGTCTCTTGATAGAGGCCGTAGAGCAGGAACTTGTGGGCTATCTGGCGAGAGGAACCGCCAAAGGATGTGGCTTGGACGGAACTGAAGAGGGCTCCGGTATGTCGGATGCGATAGTGGATGATTTTCTCTTTCCAGATATGCACCATCTCCTCAGCCCATCCTCGTTCGTAGGCGTAGATGTCCTCTTGTGAGACGGGTTGCTTGATGTCATTCGTTCCATTCCTCATAATTATACTCCAGGTCTAGTGGCTCGCTCACGTCAAGATGAAACTCGACGCCTGTGAGACCGTTGATGAAATAGGCACCCATCTCTCGGCTGTCTATCTGGTCGCTGAGGGTGTAGGTGTTATAGTTGTCTTGCCAGTTGTATTTGTCGATGACAATCTTGCTCAGGAACTGTCGGAATATCTTGCGGCAGGTGTTGAGCTTCTCTTGTCGGTCGTTCATGTCGAACTGTTTGTATCGCATGAGAATCCACACGGTATAGGTCATCACCTTGCGATAGCTGCCATCGCCGTTGATGGCGACGTTGCCCTCGTTGGTGTCGTCGATGACCACGAAGTTTTTGCTCTTCGCCATATTCTGTAGCATGCCCTCAAACGAGGCAGGGGTGCTGCAGGTGGTAGGAGTGAAGCCAAGCTCGGAGGTGAGCTTGTTTTGTCGGGTGAGGTCTCGAAAGTAGGAGAAGGCATCGAAGCCCACCTGAGTGTCTGGAGTCTTAACATCTGTACTGATCATGATTTTTGTTTTAATCGTTTGTCTAACTCGTCAGCCTCGCGAGCCTTGGCATCCAGTTCGGTGAGTGCTCGCCATACGTCAGAGTCTCTAATCTGCCCTTCTTTGGTGATGTCGCCGCCCGTGAGGGCACGGATCTGGGCGTTCATCGCCTCTATCATATCGTAGTCGCCATCAGCTGAAGCTGGCTTGAAGAGGTGTGGAAAACTTGTGGAAAAGTTTTGCTTGACCCACATGAACCACAGGAAGGCACCCATCACCTCGACTGGCGTACACTCGATATGTTCGGGTGGGTTGCCCTTGGCATCGAGATAGAGGTAGCACATCATCGCTCTGAGCGGTGCGTCGCTCGACTGGTCTGACTGCAGAAACTGCTGGAAGTAGTTGTCGGCGATGAGGTAATGTTGAAATGGGTACTCGTGCAGCTCGATGTCGGCGGCTTGGAAAAGCCCGATATGATCGAGGCGGTTGTCTGCGCCCTTGCCGTCGAATATGTAGTCGAAGGCTTGGCAGAAGTCTTGCACTTGCCATAGCTGAAGGAAGAAGCGCACAGTCTTGCCACTGTCTAGCTGGGTTTGGCAGAGCCAGCCGTCTTTTTTCTCGTTGAGCACCTCGATGCCAGCGAAGCGAGCGAAGAGGTAGGTGCGCACCTGCCACTCTTGCCACCCTTGGGTGAGGAGGTAGAGCACGTAGCGCAGCTGGTCTTGGGTGAGCTCGCCCCAGGAGTGAGGCACGTGGAGGTTGAGCGTGCCGTCAGCCAGCAAAGAAGAAGGTTGTGTCGTCAGCATTGTTTTCATAAGCTATATTGTGGCTAGCCTTGTAGGCGGTGGAATCTCTATATTTGGCGAAGTCATCGATGTTATCGTCTATGAGGGAGAGTAGGCTGAAGAAGAGTTTGTCTCTCGCCCTGAGGTCGATGGAATCGCCGTTTTTTGTGATATGGCACCCGATGAAATCGTAGATGCGCATGATGGCGACCCGATGGGAGGTGGTCGGGAACTGAGCCTTGCGCTCCTCTTCGAGCAACTGGTCTATCTGTGCATCGGAGAGCTCTCGGCGCAGGAAGGTCTCGGCTTGGTCTATCTCGCCCTTGTGCGCCACGAGGTCATCGAAGGTAAGCTTGCCGGGGATGCCGCAGAACTTGTTGAGGATGTATGGCGACCAAATGAAGGAGCGGATGGTGTTGAAGGCTTGCAAGCTGTCAGCCCAGCCCTCGACCTGTCGCAATCGGTTGATGACGTTGTGCAGGGCGTAGTCTCGCCTGTAGGCAAGCTCGTGCTCCATGGCATCGACACGAGCCTGTGAGGCTGGGGCGATGTTGTCGTTGGAGACCACCCCGAAGCCGTTGTCGGTCATGATGATGTCGTGGGAGTGGAGACTATCGAGGAAGGTGGCCAGTATGACATAGTCTCTGGCGTAGCGCTGCAGGGGCGAGTCTTCGGTCGAGACCGCTTGCTCGGCATCTGCGCCCACGACGGTGGCGATAAGATCGTCAAAATGGTTCTCGAAGGATGGCTGCATCTTGGTGAAGACATCCTCGGAGGCTGCCGCCACGAATGGCAGCAGCTGCTCGAACTGGTTTATATCAATCTGTATCATCTTGTTGCTTTGATTTTGGGTTGTTGGAAACTTGCTTGGCATCCTTGTTCTCGTCGAGGGTGGTGAGCATGATGAGCGGCACGTCTGGATAGACCTTCTGCTCCCAGTGGTTGAAGTAGATGACCACCCAGTGAACGGTCTCCATGAGGTCGTGGAACGCCTTCTCTATCGACTGCTTGAGGGTGAAGAGCTCTCGCTTGTCTGAGCCAGAGTTGTTGGTTTGGCTCTTGCCCGGTGTGGCGCCCACGAGATTAGGGTGGATGTTGTCGGCATAACACTGCATGTTGTTGCTCTCGGCGATGTCGTCGCTGTAGTCACCGCCATCCTTTGAGGTGTCGATGCGCGTGATGCGCACCATCTTTACCTCTTTGCCATCAGGTGTGGTGTAATAGCCCGCTATCCAGAGCTTGCCGCTATTCTCGATGCCTGAGATGAAGGAGCGGATTTTTTCTTTCTCCTTCAGCTTGCGCTCCTTTTGCTTTGCCTTGTCGGTGATGTGCTCCTCTTGGAAGATGCCACGCCAATAGTCGTTGTGTATCTCTACGAGGTATGGGATGGCGGCGTGGTTTTTGAGCTTCGCCATCTTGCCGATGGCGATGAGCCGGGAGATGTCGTACCACTTGTCTCGGAAGATGGCGCTGTAGTAGGGCACGGGGTAGTATTGGCTGCCAGGAGTAGGGAAGCGGGTCACGATGGCGAAGACACGGTCATTGCACTTCGCGCCACCCGTCTGTCTGGTCAGGGTCTGTCCGCTTTGTCCGTCGAGCCCCATGCGCTGCTGCAGGTCGCCCAGTGGGTCTAGCTCGTCGAGGAGCGACAGCACCTCGATGTTGTCGGGATTGACGGCATTGCGCCAGTTGGCATAGAGCACGTATTCGGAGCGACCGTTTTTGCTCTGGGTGAACCGACAGTAGCACGCCTCTTTGTGCCGTATGCCCACGATGCGATCGCCCTTTTTGTTGAGGATGATGGCTGAGACACAAAAGAAGAAGTACTTCATGTCTGTGATTTGCTCTAGGAAGAAGCGCGAGAGGTTGTTGTGCATCTTGAAGAGGTTGACCTCTTTGTCTTGTGTCGGAAGCTTTGTCTTGATGTCGTTGTACTGGAAGCCCATGCCGTAGCAGGTGAGCACGTTGAAGAGCTTGTTTTGCGCCATCACGCTGCTCTCACCGATATTTTTGATGAGCTGGTAGGGCAGCTTGTTGTCTGCCCCGAAGGGGATGTAGGTGTATCGCTGCTTGCCCACCTCTACGGAGACGGTGGGTGTGGTACCATCATCATCGAAGATGGATGAGGACTCGACGAAGCCGCTGGTGGGCGACGAGGTCTGGTAATCGAGCACCTCGCCCATGGTGGCGTATGTGATGTCTATGTTATTGCTTTTGTCTGCCATAATCTTTATAAGTATATTGAATGGTCGTTGTATCTGAAGATGAAAATGTCTCTCACCTTGCGTATCTGGTGGTTGACTGGGTTGTAGAGGTTGTGGGTGCCGTTTTGCCAGGATGAGGACTTGACGAGCCATCCCCTGTACTGGATGATGGAACCGTCGCCGCCCTTCCAACAGTCGATGTCAACGGGCGAGCGGTCGATGCGCGAGATGTCGAGGGCACGGCGCAGCTCGTTGATGTGTATTGCCTTGGGTGTCTTGTCTGCCATATATCTGAAGATGTTTTTTAGTTGAACGTATCGTCGAAGGAGTCGTCGAAGATGCGACCGCCCGTATTGTCGATGTTCTTGAACACGACATTCTGGACTCGCTGGGCATATTGGTAGCTGAAGGTGAACTCAGCCATGTCATCCAGCTCGTTGGTGCGCTCGCTCTTGGAGTCGGTAAAGGTTATCTCTTTGTCCTGGGTGTAGTCACGGAACAGATAGATCTCATCGGAGCGCAGCAGGTCTTCGGCGAAGTGTGCCATGGACGGTGGGATAACGCCTGTGTCGCCCTCGAAGGTGCGGGTCTCTTTGACGGAGTAGTTGATCTTTTTGCCGCTGATGACGGCACTCTTGCGCTCGAAGGTAGGTGCGATTTTCTTTTTGCCCAGGCAATAGAAGATCTCTTGGCACCCGAAGGAGTTGGTGAAGAGGAGCACCGGGTCGGCGACCGCCTCGGTATGGTCTATCTGGAAGTCTTGCACTCGCTTGCCCACGGTGACGGTGTAGGCGAAGAGGTCGCCACGGTCGGCATCGTAGTAACGGTCGGGCGAGACATCGAAGGTGGTGATGTTATTCACTGTATGGGTAGGGGTGGCATCGGCGGCGATATTGCCCTCCACGACCTTGCCGTCTTTGTAATATCGGGCTGTGACGGCGGCAGTGGTGCTGTCGGCACCTGCGGCATGGAGATATTCACGATGGCCGAGCTGTGTGAGCTTGGCACCATCGAGGAGGGTGAGGAAGTATTGGTCGAGGAACGCCTGGCACGACATGTTGATGTCAACGGTGGCGTAGTAGGCGGTGAACTCGCACGACCAGTTGGCGACATCGCTCTCGCCATTGTGCTCGACAATCTTGATGGCGCACTTGGCGACCACGGTCGTGCGCACGGCATCGGAGATGAGCGTGCCGAGGTCGTAGATGGTGATGGTGCCAGCCACTGGGTAGTAAGTCTCGCTGAGCAGCTCTTCGCCCGCACAGGTGATGGTAACGGTAGCGCGCTCGCCACCTATCTTGAAGGAGAAGGAGTCGAGCGCACTGGTGAACAATGGCGAAGATGGTTGGTTGGTAACTGTAATCATATCAATGTCTCATTAAAACGATGCAAAGATAGGAAGGAAGGGGAGAAAATAAAAATACCTGATTGTCATCACGACAACCAGGTATCGACTCATGGAGCTGACCACGCCTTGTTAAGCCTAAGGCTCCATTCCGAGACTGTTTTATGTTGTAAATGAAAAAAAATGTGCTTGTCTTGCTTACTCTTCGGGCTGTGCGCAGTTGATTATCCAGACGAGTCTGCCACCCTCGACAGACTTCATCTTGAAGCCGTGCTCGACCATGTACTCGGTGATGACGGAGATGGGAGCGACGACCATGCCGCTGATGGCCTCTTGTATATCTTTGGAGGATAGGAAGTCAACGCATTGGCTGTATGGGTCATCGCCCGGTGTGTCGCCCTCGAAGTAAGCGTCGAGCGCCATGCGCACATAGTCGATCTTGCTCTCTTGCTCTGACTGTTGCTGCTCGTCGCTGTTAGCACTGAAGCCCATCACACGCATACGTTTCATGCCTCACCTCCTTTCGCCTCCAGTGCTAGGTTGATGGTCTTGAAGAGCTTGCTCATGTGGTCGAAGTTGTTGAGCATGAGTAGCACTTTGTCGGCACCGCCGAGGTCTTCGACGCAGTTGGTCACGACCTCGTCTGAGATAAGCACCTTTTTGACTTGCTCAAGGTACTCGATGAAGTAGCTGAGCTGGTTGACATCCATCATTTCTACGAGCGCATTCCAGACCTCTGCTGTCATGTGCATATTTGTTGCGTTGTTTGTGTTCATGCTACGACTCCTCCCATCAGATAACCACCAAAGAAAACCACTGCCATGAAGGCTGCGAAGCCGAGTGTGGCCTTGACCACCTCGCCGTAGGTCACGCTCTCGTCGCAGAGTGCGGTGAAAGTCTCGCTCTCGGTGTGCCAGAGGCGCTCAGCCTCTCGCTTGGTTGCTGACTTGATGGCCTGGATGCCATCCTCGATGTCGATGCCCGTAGGTCTCACCTGCAGGGCATCATTCAGTAAGATTGAATTCTGCATATTGCATCGTCTTTTAAGCATTAACAGCCGATTGTACAAAAGGGTGGCGGCTGCATTCCCCGTTGCTTAAAAGACGATGACTTATCCGGAAGGACTAATCAAATCTTACGGTTCATGCAGCCGCCATGTATTGGGCATATCTATTTTCCCAGTTGGAAAAAATTATTTTCCCAGTTGGAAAAAAGATTTTCCTAGGCATAAAAAAAGCCTGCGGCTAAAAGCCATAGGCGAAACGGTCGCCCTGCCGGATAGTTTACTATCGTCTTTTAAGCGTTGGCAAAGGTACGAAGAATATTTGGAACCGCCAAATATTTTTGGGAAAAAGTTGTGGTAATATGCTAAAGAACATGTTTTTTGGGAGGAAATTCGGGAGGGAGGGTAAAGAAAAAGCCCCCGATGCGTCACGCACGGAGGGCTTCTGGTTCTTTCACTTTAAATCTATGAAGTACAACCAGTGTTAGAACATGGCTGAACTGTCTTTAAACATACTGTAGAACTGGTCTATCTATCAAGAGTCCAGTATCTATATCTCCTTTAACTTTTGCTATACCTTGTCTAATTTTCTCCAAGCTTTTGCCTTGTGGTACCTTGATGCCTGCTGCATATTGTCGAAGTAACGAGGCGTTCATGCCGATATACTTGGCGAAGGCTGATATACTTAGAGGATAGTAGTTGAAAAATGCCCCAACATCGAAGACGAAGTGAAACTCCAAGTCTGGGTACTCCTTACCTTCCTCCTCATAGAATTCTCTCATCTCCTTATCTGCAATGAGGAAATCTTCCATAGCAGCCTTTGCGGTCTTGCCGTCACCAATAAGGCCAAACGTCAAGTCATCAGTCCCAGTCATGAAGCAAGAATATAAATCCTTGCCAGACTCCACTACAACAGTAACTTTTCTTGCCATATCTTCTATATATAAAGTTCATAATCAAAAGTGTTCTTCTCGATACCAAGATATTCATGGAAGAAGAACCTGGGCTAAAGCCCAAGTTCTTGATAGATAGATTTCAGAGTGCGAATATTCACCTCTTCAGTTCCATGCCGAGGAACGGCAGTGCTCTTCCCATTGGCTGGGTTGAACCAAATGTCGTGTCGGCCTCCATGACGAAGTAGAAAGCATCCCGCTTTCTTTAACTTCCGATACAGTTCACTGTATTTCACAATCTCAGTATGTTTAAAGAACACTTTGTCCTTATTGGACGATGCAAAGGTAACAATAAAGTTACAGATAAACAAACATTTCGGTAACTTTTTTGTTACATATGGCAAAATTTAACATTTTAGGCTTGAAAACTTGCCCCGTTTACCCCCCTTGTTTTCCCATCATTTCCAATGATGTCAAGCAATTAAAATACCTCTTTTCACCAGTTAAATAATACTCATGAAGAGTATACAACTAAAGAGGGTGTGTCATCAGTCAAT